CGCGGGTATCAACCCGCGTGGAGATCAATGAACTTTTATCAGCAGTAACAATTTGTTACTCAAGTCTATGAATGACTTTAATTAGGTATTCGAAACTCTTTATAAACAACCATGTCTATTAGGGGTTTCACCCCTATAGTTATTTGTTTGTATTTGAGTTATTGAATTGTTAGTTAGAGTTATTGTAAACATATACTTGTTTAATGTATTGATTCTGTTGAATATTAGTTTATGATCGAACCCAAGTTTTCTATCTGCAGTCGTATAAGCTGGCGATTGCGTTGCCTATTGTTCTTTTTATAGGCGCCAAGCTTCTTTAAATGAACCGAAATGGATTACAATTGGATTATATGGCATTAGTCTTTATTGTAGTTGTTCTTTAAACATTTTGATACCAGTGAACCCTGGTAGTAGTTCGGGCCTTAGGGCCAATGGCCTTTGTGCCATTCAAACGCTTGCACTCATAGCATACAGAAGCGTTTTAAATATATGTCTGTAGGATGTAAATCTGTGATCAACAGTGATTTGTCAAATGAGGAGGTACCTGTATTGACATCTTATTTCCGCTTACGAGCGAAGAGCCCCTTGTGCATTCGGCTGATAATATGAATGTGCGTAGTTTATCATCACGCTATTACCCTGTGATGTTCTTAGGTTACTCATCTTTGTGATGTAGGGACCGAACCCTAGACAAGACTCAGTAGTCGGCGTATTGTCTATACTTCTAGTGGGAAGTAATGAACCCCATGTTTTCTTGAGAATTCTTGATAAACAACTAGTTAAGTAGAACCTTTACCAACCGATGTGTTGAACGTGCGCCCATGCCCGCGGCGAATAACACGTGAAGATGTGCATGAGTAAGTCCACCTTCTTAATTGAATGGTGGAGCAAAGTTGCTGTGTCGAAGCATAATTGGAATACCAATTTTGCGGGCCTCTCGCGAATTGGTTCCTTTTGTGCTTGTCGTTTTTAATTTTATATGAAAATGTCAAGCCAAGGAACTTCTGTCGCGTGTAATAATAGTATCGTAAATAATTGTAATGAGGTTTACGTTTGCTCTACGGAGAAACACGACTCAATACTAACCCATGTCGACGATTTTAATGTCGATCCCACCATGCCTCCGTTGGAAGTCGCTAATTACGATAGTGATAGTGACGATGACAGCGATGATGAATACGTTCCTCAATCCGCTGTTCCATCGAAATCAAAACAAACAGCACGGAAACAATCTGCCAAAAGCAAACGTGTTCGTAAGTTTAAGATTTCTGTTAATCCTAAGCAAGCAGCGCGAAAGAAATACGCTAAAAACAAACGTGCTCGAAAGAAACAAAAAATGAAGGATTTGAGGAAATATGGAAGTATGCATGGTGTGCCCACTCCAAAGTGCGTTCGCCAACCAAAGCAAACTTTAGGGAACATTGATTTCGTTCACCAGTCTCTTTTAGAACATGTTTATCCTGCTAGTATTTTAAATTTAGCCAAGGAGACAGTGTCATCTATAAGTGCGGGAGCCCATACATCTAAGATTTTTGAAGTCTTGGAAGTCATTGCAGCTCTTGCCATTACATTACCTGCTTTGAAGACTCCCGCTCAAATAGCAGCTCAAATAGTTTTATCACTGAGAGCTCTTACTACTGGAAGTTTGTGTGAACAGATTTTAGCCCAAGAAGATGTTATCAAATGGTGCAAAGATTTGTTTGGTTTTAATATTTTTGAACCTCAAGCTGGTACATTTGGAGACGCTAAAAAGTTAAAAGGTGTAGAATGGTTAAGCAAGATTCCCGAACTTCGTGAAAACTGGGATTCTGTCCGTAATGCACCTGTATTTGAGAAAATTTCTGCACTGATTTCAGTCGCAGCTGCCGTTGGTTTGTGCTCCGTTACTAATCTTAAATTTTCAGTACATGGTATTGATTTATTTAGATTGTGTGCTGCACCAAAACACGCTACCGCCATGGATTTGGTAGGAGCAGTTTTGGACACCGTCGCATTCTTTATAGAAGGAGGCTACGAGTGTTTTAAACAAGGGTCTTTTAAGCCTTTCTTCTTCACAGACGATGATAGTAGGAATTTAGATGAAATTTATTTTCCACTTATTGAGTTACATGAACATGCTATGGTTTTTAATTTACATGAGAAAAAAGTGAAGATTAAAGGGGAGACAAGGACGGTTAGTGATCTCGAATATAGTTCGCTTCTTGATGAAGCTTTGGAATTGGCCGAGAAGTTGTTCAAATCCGCTAAGGGTACTTGGCAACAAGGTTATTTGGAAAAGCGTATTGACGTTTTGAGAAAGAACCGTGCCGCTTATCAATCGAAGAGAATAGATGGCTCCATGCGCTATGCTCCCTTTACGGTTTATATTTGGGGAAAGTCTGGACGTGGAAAGTCTACAATTGCCCAATTGGCAATGGCCGATTGTTTAGCAGCTTCAGGCATTATTCCTGATTTTAAGAATATTGCTATTCTGAAAGAATCTGACAAATATGATTCCACACTCAAGGGCGACACCGCAGGTATTTTTCTAGACGATCTTGGAAATAGTAAGAAGGAATGGTTAGAAAAGTCCCCTACAGAACGCATTGTTGATATTAACAACAACATGATCACCTATGCTAATAAAGCGGATCTACATGAAAAGGGAAAAATTGAAATTAGGCCTCGTGTATTTATAATTACGGCCAATGTCCCCCTTGCTACTTTAGCTAATACCGGATCCATTTGTCCTTTTTCCATTGTCCGCCGTGCCGATTTCCATTTGGAAGTTGCAGTTAAACCCGACTATGCTCTCCCTGATGGTAGATTAGATAGTGCTAAGGCGAGAAGAGATTTTCCAGGAGATAATTTATGTAATGATCTGTGGGATATTAATGTTTATACACCGATGGAAAAGTCAGCTGGAGGAGATAGATCGCACTTGCGCCATATTGATGGAGTTAATGAATGTAAAACTCGCTCTATCCATGATGTTCTTCGCACGCTTACTACAGCTTGCAAAGCACATTTTGAAAGTCAACGTGACTTAGTTAGGAAAGGTCAAAATCTTGTGCAATCACGCAAATATTGTCCTACTTGTTGCTTGGCTGCTATGTATTGTGAATGTATCAAAGTTGAGGAAACTGTTGAGGACGACAATGATGATATCGATCCTTCTATGCCTCCGTTGGAAGTCGCTAAGGACGACAGTGATAATGATGATGATAAGGACGACGATGATGATATCGATCCTTCCATGCCTCCGTTGGAAGTCGCTAAGTACGATAGTGATAGTGACGATGACAGCGACGATGAAGGTGATAGCCAGAAATGTGGCTGGCGTGTAGCGTTGGCTAAGAAGAAAGCGTCTAACGCCCACTGTCCGATATGTTACTTCCCTTCTGCTGCTGGCTGTGATTGTTCGCAAACTGAGGAAAACGAAGATAATAATAGTAATAATTCCGATGACACCACTGATGATGTGGATTATCTACATGCACTTGAACAGATTAGAGATAAGATTCCTGTCAACTGTTTTCCATTGTTTTCGGGTCTGTATGTCGAAACAATGCGGGAGGAGCAGGATGAAAAACAAGCATCGCTCGAAGAAACTTTTGACTTTCTTAGAAGACAATTTGATTCTATGGGAGCTGGATTATCCAATTTTTTAGGAAAGGTTCCCACATGGTGTTTTACAAACAGATTAATTTCTACTATTTACATGCTTATTAATATTAGGACCTTCCTTTTATATGAAAAGCGCGTTCGTAAGGTAGTTGGATTATCATTCACTTTGATGTTTGCAGTGTGTTATTTCTTAGATTGTATCCATTCATTTGTGTGTGGTGGAGTTTTGTTAAGCTCGCACGCCCTCATGTATGGAGGATTGTTGGCTAAATGGAGGAATGATCGTATGGATGATCTTTTAGCTCGTAGGGATGCGACTATGGAAATTTTTAGATCGATTCGCGAAAGTAAGACTAAAATGTTTATTAGTATGTGCGCCATCGCTGGTGTTATTTACAAGTTTACTAGTGTTCTTAGGACAGCCGTTGCACTACAACAATCAGCGCTGGTTCCAGAAAACGTCGCCGAAATCGAAGCTAGAGATAAGGAGGAAAATCCTTGGGCTACAGCAGTGGCCGCCACGTTGCATGTCAATGACAGATCTGCTACTATGACCTTTGAGCAAGTTCTCTCTAAAATTGAGGCTAATTTGTGTCATGGGGTTTTTGTAGAGAATAATTTTCAACAAAAGTGTAATATTTTGGCTCTAGGAGGCAATACATTTTTGATGCCATTGCATGTTTTTGAAAATCGAAAAGATATGAAAGCTTTAATAACTCGCAGAGATCCACGTCAGCTTAATTCCCAATTCAAAGCTATCGTGAGTGCCAATTACATGGTTCCCATTAAAGGAAAAGATTTGTGTCTTGTTAATATTGCTTCCGGTGGAGTCTTTGCCGACATCCGCCATTTATTTCCACAGGCTATTACAGCTTCTGGTTCTGGGCATTTTCTTTATAAGGAAGCCGATGGTTCCATGAAGTCTGATCCTATTCGTATTGCTTATACTAAGGATTCCAAGTCTGGTGGGCCTGGATATGATTATGATTTACCATATAATACTTTTACAGGATTGTGTATGGGTGTAGTAGTAGCTAAATTTGCTAGAACTTGCATTGCTGGTCTGCATTTACGTGGTATTACAGATACCCCTAAGGGTAAAGCGTTAACTATAACTAAGGATGAAATTGATGAAGCCTGGGACATTGCTACTAATACATGGGTGGGAGCTTTTCCTTCCACTGTAAATGGCGAATTCCCTGTAACCCGATATGACAGACAAGTTTTAGCTACACAAGATATCCATCCGAATTCTCCCATTAACTACCTTCCCCTGGGAAGCAATGTGGAGTATTTAGGGCAAAATGGACGTCGAGTGACTCACACCAAGAGTAAGGTGCGCAAAACACCTATTTCGGATGCAGTTGCCGAAGTTACTGGAGTGAAAAATGAATTTGGACCTCCTAAATTTCATAGAACCAGAATGTGGCAAGCATCTTTAGCTCATTCTGCCAATCCCAGTCCTGGGGTTGAAGGATCCCTTGTAGAACTAGCTTACCGCGATTACGTTGATGGTATCGTGAAAACACTAAAGCTTGACAAGTTCAAAACATGGGTTTTTTCTGAATTGTGTCCGATGACTGACATGCAAACTCTGTGTGGTAAAGATGGTCGGCGTTTTATTGATGCCATGCCTAAACAGACTTCCAAAGGTGAGCCTTTATCCGGTCCTAAGAGAGATTGGATTATTTTCCTGGACCCTGCAGACTACCCTGAATTTCAGTGCCCTGCTGAAGCCCATCCCGCAATTATGAACGAGATGAGAGCAATGGAAGTGACTCTACTCAATGGCGATAGATGTTATTTCCTTTTTAAAGCTTGTGTAAAAGACGAAGCAACTCCATTAATTAAGGATAAAGTTAGAGTCTTTCAAGCTGCTGACTGGGCAGGTCAAATGTTAATCAGAAAATACTTTCTGCCAATAGCACGCATGTTGTCATTGTTTCCTTTAGATTCCGAATGCGCCGTGGGTGTAAACGCTCAAGGCCCAGAGTGGGATGAATTGGCAAATCACATGAAGAAGCATGGAGTTGATCGTATTTTGGCTGGTGATTATAGTAAGTATGATTTACGTATGCCAGCACAGCTTATTAACGCCGCATTTGCTGTTATGATTGAAATTGCAGAAAAGTGTGGCAATTATTCGGCTGATGATTTAACTATTATGCGTGGTATCGCAACTGAAATTGCGTATTCGTGCGTAGCATACAATGGAGATGTCATAATCCATAAGGGATCTAATCCTTCAGGACACAATTTGACAGTCTACATTAATTGCATCGTCAATTCGTTGTTGCTAAGATGTGCGTACTTTCATTTGTGGCCTCAACGATTGGGCAAGCCTTTGCCTTTCCGTGAGGTGGTGGCTGTTATGACTTACGGTGATGACGTAAAGGGATCTGTTAAAGAAGGGTACGACTGGTATAATCACATTTCTTATGCTAACTTTTTGAAGGAACGTGATATGGTTTTTACCATGCCAGACAAAGAATCTGAACCGACTCCGTATATGAATGATCTTACTGCTGATTTTTTGAAGCGTGAGAATATATTTAATCCGGATACTGGAATGATTCATGGAGCTCTAGCTGAGGAATCTATCTTCAAGAGTCTCCACGCCGTCATGGAATCCAAGGTTGTGTCTTTAGAAGATCAATCTGCTGGAAACATTGACGGCGCTCTCCGTGAATGGTGGCAACACGGAAGAGATGTCTACGAATTGCGCAGGAAACAGATGAAAGAAGTCGCTTTTAAATGCAACTTAACAGATTCGTGTAAAATGCTGGCTGAATCCTATGAGGATAGACTGAAGCATTTTCAAATTCGTTATTTAGGTCGTAAACCTGATAGCGATGATGAAGTTGTGGATGAAAAGGCTTTTGTTTCGATAGTAGGCATCGAATGGGATATAGACAATCCCCACACCGACGTCCCGGGAAGACACTAAACTCGTCCCACTCCGGACCTATCCGTAGTATAAGTTTAAAATAGGGTTGTATATATGGATTACTGCACATTTTATAATTTACATGTTTGTATACTAGGTGTTAGCTTTGTACAATTAGACATCCTACCCTTAGGATACCGGTATTTACTGGAGGTTTCGTCTGCCACATAAACATTGTCACACACAGGAACAGCAGGTACTGTCCTGATGTGTTGTATATATTAAATGTTACCTACTTCAATT